CATATGTATCAGCCAGCGTGCTGTGAGTGTGATGTTATTTAGTAGCTTTATCTTGCTTAGCACGATAACACTGACTACACGTTAGTTCAGTGATTGGATAGTTAGCATTGCATCGAACATCAGCTCCACATTCTTTACACTTGATTATCTTGATTGCAGCTATTGGTTCATACATAATGAGTCATTAGTTAATGTTATCAGTCCGTGGTGATTGTGAGATTTAAATTATATTAGCGCGACAGATTGGTTGAGATTGAGTGAGCGATAGTGGCGCGTATTAGTTACGAATTCGTGTCATATAGCAGTGTTTTGCACGCCACTAGCAGTCTAATGCGGCATCAAACACCCCCCACTGGGGGTAAATTGCGTCCCTGCCCCTACGTATATGGGTTCACAAAATTATGTCAAAAATTATAGGATTACTTTAAACTTATTGTCTAAATTGGCTTCCTCAATTATTTTATTGCACTCATCTGCCTGTATTTTCATCCAATTATCATCATAAAGACCTAATAACAGAGCACCTAGTTTGACATTGCAAACGAGTGGTCTGTCATCATATACGGAGCAAAGCCCATCATCTGTAAGCATTTCACAAGATCCATCATCTTTTGCTTTATAGGGAAACCTATCAATTAATTCATTAATTATTGGATTATTATAAGTTTGCGAGAGACGAAACCCTACATTTTTACAGCATTGACCACAAGAGGTACAGGGAAAATCATTCATTAAGTAAGTAATCTATTTCTTGTTGGTACGGTTTCTCAGTTAAAACCACGTAAGCATCATTAATATACGGCGGTAACCAGACATGAACAGGAGCACAAGACTCCCAGTTCACCGGTTGAATACAATTAAAGACGACAACAGTAAAAAACCCCTTAATATAAGAGATATAAGTAAGCATCAAGTAATCATTTTAGTATTATCAGTAGGAGACACATCTTCACTCTGGATTTCAGAAGCAAAGGAAGTATCAACACGAGGTTCAATCTGAGTATCACCGTATTGTTCGTCCATATCGAGGCACCATTGTTTAAGTGCCTTACCTGAATCAGTGAACTTAGCTACACCGAGAGTACGCCAACATTCTTTAGGGTTATTGTGACCCCGTGTAGAGCCTTTATAATGAGATATAAAGAAGTTAGGACCTTCACGAGTACGATGATAAGTAAAGGAACAGTCTTGTTCATTACCTTCAAACTCTAATACTTTCATATAATGTATGTAATAAATTAACTAACGCAGCTGTACCCTATAACAAAGATCTCAAACAGTAATTACATTCATGGTAATACAATGAGATAGATGTTATTTAGAACAAGTACTGGTTTATGTGTCAGTGTTAGTTGCGGTGTTTTACGGAATATCCATTCAGCGGATATTAGAAAAGAGGAAGGATTGTCTCCCTCCTCTCGTACAAAAGAGATAGTCCACCCTCTATCTCCCCTGTATACGGCAGGGACCGCTCTTAAACCCAGTTAGGGACTGAAGTTTGAGAGTTACGTCTAGCTTGTTGTCTTTGGTCTTTATCGAAGCCTAAAACGAGGTGATTAGCGGAGCCTTGAGGGTCATCTATAGAGGCACGGAGCATGTCATTCCAGTCATCACGTTTACGCATATTGACTTGTTCTTGAGCGGAGATCGACATTGCATCTGTGAAGTATTGGATACCTTGAGAGAGGCAATCAAGTCTGTCATCGTGTTTAACAGCACCTTTTTCACGACACATGCGACTCATTTGATAGAAGAGCATGTAGAGGAGTCTTGATTCTGGGGCTGCGTCTTTGTTGGAGTTGTAGTCCCAATCAATAACAGAGCGATCCACAACAAGGCGGTGCTGGTTAAGAACGGGTTCCATGGTGTCAATGATTCTTTGTTCTTTCCGTACGGTGGCTCGGACTTCTTCGACATCAATACCTTGTTTAGTTTGTAGTAGGTGTTTTTTAAATAGTTCAGCGACGATACCGTCACCAAAGTTAGTTTCAATTACAAGTTTAGTAACGTTAAACTTTTTACAACCTCTTAGAATATCCAAGAGTGTGTTGTCACTGTATCCATCTCTGTAAGCACGCATTTCGTGCAAGTACAAGAAACCGTTCCGTTGGGAAATAAAAGCTGCTGCTGTTTCATCCGTGCCACGGCCCGACGGGTCAACCGAGCAGATTGTTTCTTGGTAAGGAAGCCATTCTCCTTGGAGTTGCATTGGAGAGTAGAAATAATCTCCAGGAAGACCAACTGTTGGGAGATCCTTGATGCAGTTCCTTGGGTCTGAGCACCAGACGATGGAGTCAGGAGCAGTATCGGGATTAACGGAAGTAACGATAAGGTCCGCCATTTTAAGGGGGAACTTTTCAGCGTCACTGAGGCTTGTGTCAAGCATGAACTGAAGCATGAAGTTGCTTCTGCCCATTGCTGCTTCACGTTCAATAAGGTCTTCATCATTGAATCTGTCAGGGTCAGTTACATCCCATTTATCAGCACCTTGATCAATATCTTCTTGTAATTGAGGAGCTATGAGCCCTTCGTAGTTGGATAGAGAGCGGGGGAAACGTGCTGGCCATACGAATGGCCTATAGTTACGTTCAGCAAGCTTCCTGTAGACAGTAAAGACTGTCTGAGGAGTACCTAAGTACATGATGCGAGAGTCTTCCTTAGGAGTAAGGATTGATTCAGCTTCAGTACAAAGTTGCAGTAGTTTTTCGCGCATCATTTCAGTCATTGAGTTGCCAGGAACTTCAATGTCGTCAAGGATCATTAAGTCAGCGCGAGAGCCGGTCAGTTGGCCAGTAATCCCGACAGACTTGACGGAAGGTGCTTGGTGGGGAGAACAAAGAACATCGAAGCTGATACGCGACCAGCGTGAGTCGTCTGATTTGGGTTGTAAGTGTTTTAACCAAGGTGTCTCTATAATTAGTTTTTGTAGGAAGATAGACATGTTGTCTGCACGCTCTTTGGAAGCGGAGATAATCATGATCTTCTTTTCTGGGTCTTTAAATAGTGTCCACAACACGAAGGCACCAGTAATCCACGATTTACCGATTCCTCGGAAAGCTTGAATCTGTAGGCGTTTAGGACCGTGTTGTAAGTAGTCAGCGATAGCGTATTGAGCGCGAGTCGGCGTAGGAAGATCGAGTTGTCCCCACAGAGCTTGTAGGAACAACTTGAAGTCATCTTGTAACGCCTCAAGGACGTTTGTCAAAATTGATTAAATGTTGTAGTTGATAATTTGTTCTTTGCTTCTTCTTCTCTTCTTTGATAGGTATTACCAATAGCGGTGCCTATAGCTTTCAATGGATTTGTAAGATCTTCCATTACTGAAGTTCTTCCTTCAAGACTTCCATAAGGTACAAGTTTTGCTTGTCCATTTTTAAATGCAAGCCCTTGAACTTTTCTACCAAGGTCCATTCCATAGACCATATTAGTAGATCTGTCATATTGATATGTATTTCCTTCTACATCCACTGTTTCTGAACCAGCAGCACCACTGTCAGGAATAAGTGTTGTTGCACCAGCATATAGTGACTCACCAATGCTTTCTGTTTCACCCGTCATATTTGATAGAAATGCTGCAGCAAGTACTTCTGCCCCCACACCTTTAATTGCTGGCTTATAGTTGTTCTTTATACCTTTTGTAAGTTTACGCATTCCAGCATCAAATTGATCTTGCGTAATTCCCATGCCTGCGTTAAAACTAATACCAGTTTCTTGTAAAAATTCCGGTGCTGTTAGAACCTTTCCATATTTTGAATTCATTCCTTTTGTGAAATACATACGCGCTAATTTAGATGTCTCAGCGTCTAATGTATTGTCTAAAAAATAGTTTGTATTAGGGTTTCCGCCACCTAAAATGATTAATTCTTGGCCTAAATTATAAAGAGGAGTTGTTGCATCTTGCGCTTCAATTGCTCTGTTTTGGTTAAGCCTAATTGCTGCGCCAGTATTTATTAGTCGTTGTGCGTGTGTGTCTGCAGATACATTCTTTCCTGTATAAGAACCTCCGTGAGCAAGGCCTAAATGAATTGATCTGTCTGAAGATATTTCAACTAAATTACCACCATGTGAACCCGGCATAACGCCAGTAAGCTCATAAATTTCTCTACTAATATCCCTTGCTTCTTTTGCAGATTTGCCTGCATAGTTAGGCATCATTTCCATCAACCCGGCTACATGGTGCTGGTTGAATAGTTTATCTAGACCTTTCGGTGCCTTATTAAGCATATCTCTGCCAGCTCTACCACCTCCTTGCATTTTATATAAGAAGCTCTTGATAGATTTTGGATCATCCATATTAGGCAGAACAATCTCTCCTCGTAAAAAGTTTTCCGGACCTTGTAGCAGTTCAGCTAATGATCGTTTGATGTCAGTTCCAATTAACTTCATTTTTGGATCGACAATAAGCTTTTTATCTTTTGGTAGAGACATAATCTCTTGAAGGTATAAAGCTAAATTGTCAAGCGTTTTTAAATCACCCTTTGGTAAATGGTCCATAAAAAAAGCCCCCTTGCGGGGGCGTGTAATTAATTAGTTGTTCAGGCTTTCTTTTTCTTTTTCTTTTTCGGCTTGTAGCTTGCGATCTTCAGACCGTGTCCCTTCTTATGCATTTAATTGATGTAGTTAGAGATTAATTGTTCACGTAGTGGGTTATATCCGAAGGTTGCCCTCATCCACTTAACCCAGTGTTTACTTCCTTTATCCTGATTGCATCTGGTACAG